TTTGGTGATATGGTTCATGAGGGAGGAAATGATTATGAAATATTTCACGATAAAAGAGTCATTGGATTTAAAGTGAATGATTATATGGAAACTATTTATATAGTCAATGATCTTTTTTTAAAATAAATATTAAAATATTTTATATTTTATATTTTATATTTTGTATGATGAAGACAATTTTAGTCACAGGAGGTGCTGGGTTTATTGGTTCTAATTTATGTGAACGACTACTACTAGAAGGTAATCGTGTCATTTGTCTTGACAATTTATATACTGGGAGTATTGAAAACATAAAACATTTACTAGAATCAGAAAATGAGAACTTTAAATTTATAAATCATGATATTATTCTTCCTTTAGAAATAGAAGAACCAATTGATCAAATATATAATTTAGCATGTCCTGCATCGCCTCCAAAATATCAAATGGATCCTATTTACACATTAAAAATAAATTTTACAGGCGTTATGAATCTATTGGAATTAGCTAAAGTGAAAAAAGCGACTATTTTACAGTCGTCTACTTCGGAAATTTATGGTGAACCTAAAGTGTCTCCACAAGTTGAGACGTATCGTGGAAATGTAAATACGATTGGAATAAGAAGTTGCTATGATGAAGGAAAAAGAGTTGCTGAAACATTGATGATGGATTATCATAATCAATACAAAGTAGATATAAGAATTGCAAGAATATTTAATACTTATGGACCTAAAATGGATAAAAATGATGGAAGACTCGTGTCGAATTTTATAAACCAAGCCTTAACAAATAAAAACATAACACTTTATGGAAAAGGAGACCAAACTAGAAGTTTTTGCTACATTGAAGATCAAATTGATGGACTAATAAAGTTGATGAATACGGAATATTTTTATCCTATAAATATTGGAAATCCACATGAAATAACTGTAAAAGAATTGGCAGAAAATATATTGAAATTGACTGGCTCAAAATCAACGATTGTTTATTGTTTACTGCCTTCAGACGATCCAACGAATAGAAAACCAAGTATAAAAAGAGCAAACACTATTTTAGGATGGGAACCAAAATATGATTTGGAATCTGGAATTAAAAAAACGATTGCATATTTTAAATCTTTATAAAAAAACAAAAAAATAATAAAAATATAAAAATATTTTTATAGATATAATAAAAATGTTTTTGGAAGAATGTAATAAAATTGATGAAAAAATAAGTGAAAAAATGGATGAAAAAAATTGTAATGAAAAAATGGATGAGAAAGAAAATGAAAATGATAAAAAAGAAAAAAAAGTCTCTTTTGATTTGTTTACAGAAATTATTTATATTCCAAAATATGAAAAATGTCATAATTATGATCATGAAAATTTATGGTGGTCCGATTATGAAATGAACATGACAAGAATTGGAACACGTGATGAGATTTTAACACTTCTTAAGAAACATGCAAATATGACTATTAATCAGGCAAAAAAATTACTTTATCAACCAAACAACATATCATTTAATAGTAGAAATTTTTTATAATTTATATAAATTTATAAAAAATTTAAAAAATTATAAAAAATATCATTCTTATATAAGAAGAATGAAAAATAATAAAAATAAAAATATTTGCAATGGGTTAAATTTTAGCGAATGTGAATTGGCTATTTTACGCATGGCCGTAGATAAAGCGGATGAAAAAATAGCTAGACGCGTTGTGAATTCAGAAGACATTAAAAAAATAATTAAAATCGTAGAGGATTTCATTAAACACAAAAATTTAATTTGTTACGGAGGAACTGCCATCAACAACATATTGCCAAAAACCGAACAATTCTACAATAAAGAAGTAGAAATTCCAGATTATGATTTTTTTACTCCCAATCCATTAAATGACGCAAAAGAGTTGGCAAATATTTACTATAAATTAGGATTTACGGATGTTGAAGCCAAATCAGGAGTACATCACGGAACCTATAAAGTTTTTGTGAATTATATTCCAGTTGCAGATATAACCTATTTACCGAAAGAAATATTCAATTCTTTGAAAAAAGAATGTATTCGTGTGGCAGGAATACTTTATGCTTCACCTAATTTCTTACGCATGTCAATGTATCTTGAACTATCTAGACCTGTAGGAGATACAAGTAGATGGGAAAAGGTTTTAAAACGCCTTACTTTATTGAATAAGAATTATCCTTTAGCTGCAAAATGTGATGATGTTGACTTTCAACGAAAAATGGAAAATAATGTAGAGAAAGAAGATGAAATCTATGAAAATGTGAAAACGACGCTTATCAATCAAGGAGTTTTATTTTTTGGGGGTTATGCAATCACCTTGTATTCGCAATATATGCCGAAAAATTTGCAAAAAAAACTGGAGAAATTTCCGGATTTTGATGTTTTGTCCAATGATCCTGAAACCACTGCAGAAATAGTAAAAGAGAGACTAAAAGATATAAATATAAATAATGTAAAGATTATTAAGAGAAATCCAATTGGTGAAATTGTTCCTGTAAGCTACGAAATCAAAGTAGGAATTGATACGGTTGCATTTATTTATAAACCGATTGCATGTCATAGTTATAATATAATAAATATTCATGGAGAAAAAGTAAAGGTTGCGACGATTGATACCATGTTGAGTTTTTACTTGGCATTTTTGTATACTGATCGCCCGTATTACAAAGAATATTCCGATCGTATTTTATGCATGTCTAAATTCTTATTTGAAGTTCAAGAGAAAAATAGATTGCAGCAAAAAGGATTGTTGAAACGATTTAGTATTATTTGTTATGGGCACCAAGAAACCTTGGAAGAAATACGAGAACATAAATCCGCAAAATACAAAGAATTAAAAGGAAGAAATGAAGAAAAAGAATTTGAAGAATGGTTTTTAAATTATAAACCTGATGAATTAAATATGAAACATGTAAAGAGTGATAAAAAACATTTGGATAAATTTAATAAAAAGAAAACGAATAGAAAGAAAATGGATAGATCTCAAAATATAAAAAAGAAAACGAATAACAATAAATCTAACAAAAAGATTTTTTTTAATTTATTTGGCAAAAAGACAAGAAAAAATAAAAAGAGTCTTTACTAAAAACGCAATAGTTTTTCGTTATAAATTCAAATAGTAAATCATATTTTATACTAGTTGAATGATAAATGAATATGTGAATAAACTAATTGAAAACTTGCCCGAGCACTTAAAAAGTACGAATTCGCCTCTAAAATTAGATGTAATTCTAGATGGAGGACTTTTTAATGGAAGTTACCTAGTAGGTTGTTTGTATTTTTTAAAAGAAATGGAAAAACGTAATTATATAAAGATCGAAAGAATTTCTGGTTGCAGTGTTGGATCAATTGCGGCATTCTTGTATTTTATTGATGGATTAGATTTGATTTCCGATTTATATACATCTATTCTGAATGATTTTAAAAAAAAACATAATTTAGAATTTATAAAAAATTTAAAGAGTTATTTATCTAGTAAAATTCCAGAGGATATTTGTAGTCAAATAAACGAAAAACTATATATCACCTATAATAATATTAAAAAAAGAACCAAGATTGTCAAATCTAATTATAAAAATGTCGATGAAATTATCAATACAATAATCAAGTCATGTTATATTCCATATTTAATTGATGGAAACATTTTATATGATAATAAATGTATGGATGGAATTAACCCATATATTTTCAATAAAGAAGCAAATAAAAAAATATTATATTTGGATTTGTTTGGGTTGGACAAAATAGGAAATTTATTGAATGTTAAAAATGAAAAAACGAATTTTCATCGTATTCTTTCTGGACTATTAGATGTACATAGTTTTTATATTAAACAATCTAATACACAAATGTGTAGTTATGTAAATGATTGGTCTATTCGTAATATTTTATTTAATTATTTGAAAATATTGTTTGAAAAAATTTGTATTTATATTGTCTATTTCTTAGTCTACATTAAAAACCACATGTCAAAAGAGGTGGAAGAATCTATTTTTTATAAGATCTTTTCAAAGGTGACCAAGGATGTATTTGTCATACTATTAGAGAGTTATTGTTTATAATCAAAACTTACTAAAAGTTTGTGTAGATTTATCTAATATATAAAATAAAAATCCAAATAATACACTTTTAAAAAGGAATCCATTAATATTTAAATTCCCATCGGGTAAAAAAAGAAATGGCATATAGGTAAATAAAATTTTTCTAAAAAAGGGTAACTGGAACAAAAAATATAGTACAGCAAGTAATAATGGAGTTTGAAACTCGTTATAAATATCTTCCAAGGAATGATTTTGTTGGACACCGCGGTTATAATTTTCAATCATATCGGAAGTTTGTTCGTAATTATTAATATAGTCTACACCCTGATTTTGCAT